TACCTGTTTCATCACAAGCTCCTTCGCGTATTACCTTATATACCTTTTCAACCTGCACAGTTTCGGATTTCCGATTTTCAACCATACAGTCAATAACCTCATTAAAGGCTGTTCCCTTGTCTGCCGCTTCGCTGTCGAATGGCCTGCGGTTAATCCGGTCTATCAGTTCTTGAAGCTGCTTCTGCCGAAACTCTTCTTCCGTACATGGCGGATTCTCACTCCACCCATAATAACGCTCATATATGACATCGCTATTAAGGTAATTGAAGTAAGAATCCAATAATGTTGCATATATACGATAGTTAGGCTGCATCTGAGTAGATTTTAGTTTCCTTATTGAATACCAGTCCCAAAGCTTTTACCTTTGCAGCAAACAAACTTCTCGCCATCATCAAAGAACTACCAACGTGTTCAAACTCATTGATATGTGAAGCGAACTCATTAGCGGAGTTGGCATCGGTGATAAATTCAATGCTTTCTTTTATTTCTTCTATCACCTTGTCATACTTTTCCTGCGCTTCCTTCTTGGCAGCAAGCATACCCAAATACGAATTGATTATCTTGGCGGTGATAAAGTCGTTCTTTGCGGTTGGATTACCATTCTTGTCAAGGATGGTAGGAACTTCCATCACTGAAGGAAGATTGCAAGTATTCTTACCGTCATTTCTTGAAGTTGGGTCAAAAGTAATAGTACGTCTTTGGACGCCTCTTTCGCTTTTCATTTCAAGATAACCGAGCAAATCCAGTTCAGTAACGATAGAGTTGTAGGATTTTTCACGCAAGGCAGGGATAAACACCGTATCATCACCTTCTTTTCTTGTGTCGCGATGGGCAACGAAAATGATGTGCTTGTTAAGCCCCGAAAGTGTTCGTGTCATCCATGAAAACTCCGCATTGATACCGCTCCAATCCCTGATAGACGGTTGGCGGCTGCCACATTTATAAGTAATGATGAAATCCATCATCTTACCAATGGTATCAACTACAATGGTCTGATAAGCAGACAAATCCTCCTGCAAGACCTGTTGAACATCACTCCAAGAAGTGACCTGTACTGTGTCTATGTTTTCCAAATGTGCCATATTCATACGCTTAACGCCATTATCGAAATCCAATAATAACGGTTTCGGTGCACTCAATGCCACTGTTGATTTTCCCATACCAGCCTGGCCGTAAATCATCATTTTCACTGTGGTAGGGATTACTAATTCATTTGATTTTTTTATAAGACTCATAATCGTAAAATTTAAAGGGTTAATTATTCTCTTTCTGTAGAATAGCATCTACATCACTTTTTCGGTACAATCTCTTACCTCCTATTTCCAACCTGCACAAATATCCAATTTTATGCCATCTCCATAAGGTTGACTTATCGGTATGTAGAATCTGACTTGCCTCTTTAATGGTCAAGTAGTCCTCTTCCGGTCTGATGAAAGAGTCTCTAATACTTCTCACAGTCTTTTTTACAAGATGTTCTGCGAACTCTTTCAAATCAGTGGACTTTATTGTCAAAGTAACATTGGCACCACTATTTAAAATATCCTCCATGTTCATTCTCTTACCCTTTCTATATGTTCAATTCTAAATCTTCGTAACCTCCTCATATCACCTTGTTCGTGGTAAAGTGACAAAGAAAATATACACAGTAAGCAACATGTGACGGACACACGGACTATAGGCGAAAAATCCATCGTGAGCCTCACACCGGCTATCCGTTCATAAAGCATTGTTGCAAGTTCTCTCCCATTCCGTACATGCAATATTTCAAAAGCCTTTTGCAATTGGTTATTAATCGTGCTAACCGCCCGGCATTTAAAATTGGCGATTTCCTTTTTCTCATACCCTTGTGCATACATCCGTGCTGTAATCTCGCATTCAGGGGTGAGTTCTGTGAATACCCGTTCCATAATCGTGTGAGTTAGATGACTATGACTCCCTTTTTACAACGACAATACCTTTTTTCGGATAAGACTTTGAAGCCCATTTTTTACCCTCAAGAAGATGCTTGGCATTTAGAAGTGATACGTTGTTGCGGATTGTCTCAAGTGAAGATATAGGCAGCTCTATCGTGGCTCCTCTCTTCATGTTTCTCATTTTCTCTTTACTTTCTACTTTTTCCATAAATGTTATATTAGAATGATTGGTGGGCGTTGACGGACTCGAACCGCCAGTCTCCTCCAATGAGGTGTGTTAACCATTACACCGAACGCCCCAATAAGAAAGGTGCGCTATCTTCACAGACGGCACACCCGATACACATAATAAACACGACAAAAAACACATTGAAGTTATATTACTTCTTTGAGTTTTCTTTAATGAAGTCGTAAATAGGTTTGAGCACCTTTTTAGCCTCTTTTACAGTGGGTGATAAATTACCACGTGCATAGATATGGAAGTCGAATACTCTTTCTTTAGAAATATCCCATCTACCTTGATAAGCATAGAATTGAACAGCATCAACATGAGGGGATATTTCAATAAATATTTGGCTTTCGTCTCTTTTCGAGAAGTTCATGCTGTCTATGATAGCTTTTTGAACCAGTCCCATTACACTGTAATTTTTCTTTTTCATAATTGTGTAATTTAATTATTTGAGTTCTTTGAAAGTTATTGTAACGAGTAAGCAACACGCAATAAGAATGATACTCATTATTGTTACTGAAAAGATTTTTATTGGACTGTATGTCGTGATAGCCCCATAAAACATGCCAATAGCACATATAGCTATTAGTATGGATAAAGAGAATTGAATTATTTTCATAACTTCTTTTAATTTTAAGTTTATGCCGCCCGTATAAGGATAAAGCGAAACGGTGCGCACTTCGCTTTGCCCGTGGCTTTTAGTACGGTAGTAGCACTAATCTTTGCTGCGGTTGTGCACCCTACCCGATTCTCGCTATCGGATGCCAGTCTTTAGCTGTCAATAGGGCTATATTGTCGATGTGCGTGTCGGTCGCCTAATCCGTCATTACTTACACCTCAAAGACTATGGTTACACATCTATTAATTGTTAAACATTGCACAGCTCGCAAGCCCCAACTTGCTTATGTGCGTTCGTTATCTTTGGTTGGCAAAAACGGCTTATGAATTACACCGTAATTGCTTTCACAGACTTATCAAAGAACCAATCAATAGTACCCTACCCGATTCTCGCTATCGGATGCCAGTCTTTAGCTATCAATAGGGCTGTCGTGCGTGATATAATCGTGTGATTAATCATCGTAAAAGAACTTCTCGCCCGGCTTTCTGAAAAGCCTATAACTTGCATACAAGCAGCCTAATACTATCAATGCCTCTATCATACTGCTATTCTATCAAGTTGAAACTCTATGTAATCAATCTCTTCTTGAATAACCTCTAAGGCCTCTTCTTTGGTATCGGTATTACAGAAAGCACAAGCCTCTGTGTCAGACATCTTATCAACTCTATCAAGGTCTATACAAGCCTTATCTAAAGCCTTTTCAAGCCCGTAGGCTTCTACACTGTCACATACTCTAAACTGTCTCATATCAGGCGATTTTTAAAAGGTTAGCTTTCTTAAAGCATCTGAACTCTTGGCGTTCAGTATCATAGTAAGTTTGAACGGTGTCGTTCTTCTTTCTGTTGTCAGTACCAGCAATGGCAGGCATCAACTTTTCATTTAGTGTACCGTAGGCTTCTCTCACAGAACCGTCCACCTTTTGAAAGTAGAATTTCACAATCTTGCTTTTCATCTGCAATTTCAATTTCATGTTAGCCCAAGCGCATTTTAATGCTTCTGACATCGTGAAACCGTTCTTGCGAACGAACTGCCATGCAAGGCTCATAACTTCATGTAAAAAACTCTTCGTGCTCATAATCGTGTGATTTAATATGTTTATACTATTTGTATCGTCAATCATTTAATTTATCTTTGCTACGTGATTGATTGATGATGCAAATATACCAATAAATTTGGTATAAAAACAATGTATACCATTTTTATTGGTATAATAAACATCATTTAACTATTAGAGCATCTTATACCTTATTATAATATGAAGAAAGAAAATTGGGCTTTAGGATTGAGTATTGTGGCAATGACAATTGCTATTATAGCGACCTGCATAGCCGCATATAGGACTCCCGAGTTAGGATTTGATTACCAAGGAGTGATAGTAGGAATATTGTCATTATTGGTTACTGTATTGATAGGATGGAATATATACACATTCATCGATATAAAAGGTACAAGTCAAAAAATTGATAAGTTTAGAGCTGAATTTGAAGGAAAAATAAAGAAGTCGAGTTTAGAAACACAATTTGATGTAAAAAAGGAAATGATGAGAGTTGTTCCAATTCTCATTGCCCGACAACATGGAGATTTAATAAGCTCTTTACAGTTTATGTTTAAAGCATTTCATGAAAATAAAGACGATGGAGGCTTTGCCAAGATGTTGGCAAGAGAATATATTTTGCAGACTATTATGGCTTTGATAAATAATGAAAATAAAAACCTAATAAGCCATCTCATAAACGACATGAAGGGCACTCTTAAGGTTGAGGAGATAGAAGATTTTCTACATGAATTTCTGAGCTATAGCGAAGAAGAAAAGCATCAACGTTATGCTGGGATGCAGAATGTACTCCTTGAATTATTGAAAGCGCAATCCTAATATCCTCTTTAGGAGTACCAAATTTCATTAATAGCTCAAGTAATGTAATAACTGTTATTTTACTGATGTCATTAGGAATCAATTTTGCAAGTTCATTATTCATATCAATAAAACAAAAGCGACCAACCCCAAAGTTGCGGTTTGAGGAAGTCGCCTATATAGTCCCTTACGGGAATAGTTAAACAAATTAGTTGGAATCATCCGCAACATGATTTCGGAACAAATATACCAAATAAAATGGTAAAACCAAAAGAATTCAATCCTGAGATTGGGAAGAGAATAAGAAAAGCGATAAACTATATCGTTTTTATAGAAGATTTAGCCAATCAACGCGATGTAGCGGAATTAGTCGGCAAGGATAAAGACAATTTATCGAAAGCCCTCAAAGGAGATACCACATATACAGGTATCTATATTGAAGCTATTTGCAGTAAATACTCTACATTCAACAAAGAATGGTTTTACACGGGAAATGGCGATATGTTGGGTAAGGGTTTCCCCATTACCAGCACTCCTACTACTGATAAAGACATTAAGATACTTGACATACGTGTATGTGCAGGGCAAGGGATAGGGTTTGATGGCGATGAAAATGAAATAATAGGATACGTCAACATACCCGAATTTGCCGGATGTTATGGGATAACAGTATATGGTGATTCTATGTACGATATGTATATGTCGGGAGACACTATATTTGTTCGTGAAATAAAAGACAAGCACAATATAGACAACGGTCAGCCGTATGTGATTATAACTAAAGAGGATAGGCTTCTTAAAATGATTCATATTGATTACGAACGGAAAAGAACAATATTATCTTCTTACAACAATGCAACCAATCCTGATGGGAAAAGAAAATATCCCGATATGGAAATTGATATAGACAGCGATATTCTTTACCTATATAAAGTTGTTGGGAAGTTAGCAAGAACGCAAATGTAATTCATTGATAATGCTATGAAAATTCAACCAAGATACATGAAATAAATAAAATATATACTCATGGCACTATATTTTAGAAAAAGAATCAAGATACTTCCTGGGCTACACATGAATATTAGCAAATCCGGTACAAGTTGGTCAGTCGGTCCACGTGGAGCAAAAGTTAACTTTGGGGAGCGTGGCACTTATGTAACCACTGGAATACCAGGAACGGGAATATATTCAAGGACAAAAGTTCGTGGCAATAATATGTCCAATCATAGAACGCAATCAAATAATGCAGATTCTGGATATGAAATTAAGAATTATACTGGATGTCTTTTCTCGTTTATATGCTATGCCCTTGCAGTCATATTGCCAATCTGTGGTGTACATTTTTCTATATCCATATTTCTTGTTATAATAGGATTTGCATTTCATCTATCGTCAGTTGAAAAGAAGGGAACAGTTAAAAAAAATAATGAGGTTGACAACGATAATAATACCAAAGATACGGGAATATCTATAAACAAAACTATTATAAATACAGTAAAAAACGAAGAAGAATTTATAACGGAGGAAAAGAAAGAAAAAATAGAGTACCCCTCCTCCGTAGAAAAGGTTGACATGACAAGACTTGATCCACTATTTGAAGATGCAGCTCGATTAGTTGTTATCCACCAACAAGGTTCCACTTCATTGATCCAACGTAAATTCGCTATAGGCTATAATAGAGCAGGGCGTATTATGGACCAACTGGAACGTGCTGGTATTGTAGGAGAAACAAGTGGAATTAAAGCGAGAGAGGTTTTATGTAAAGACGAAGGTGAACTCGAATATAGACTAAACCATTTGGAAAAATCTCGTTTTGAGATACTTAAACAAAAACAGGAAGAAGAACTTGAAGAAATATCTCAACAAGAAGTACAGGATGAAAATTCAAGATTAATTAAATTGGGCATAGATTTAGAAAAGGAAGGTATGATAAATGAAGCTATAGCTGTATATGAAAAAGCTATCATACCACAACTTCCAGCAACACATCCATATGATAGACTAATGATTCTTTATCGGAAAAAGAAAGATTATTATAATGAAATCAGAATTATTAAGATAGCCATAAGTGTATTTATGAAAGAAAATGAACGTAGAGCTGGAAGAATAATTGAAGAAGATTCATCATTATACAATCAAGTGATGCAAGCACTTGAAACCAATGAAAGCATTAGATATGAAGACGGAAAATGGGCTTTCGTCCAATATGACGTAATGGAATATATTACAAGATTAGAAAAGGCTAAAAAGCTATTAGAAAAATCCAAATCAACAATGAATTAAAGGACAAACTAAATATCTAAGATTATGAAAAGAGGAATAATACTATTTTTTTCTTTTTTATTTTCTTGCTTGTTAAATGCTCAACTTTCCATTCAGCAAGATACCATAAGATATGTTATGGTAAATCTAAATTTGAGAGAGGCTCCTAATACGACCTCTGCTATTATTACTCAAATACCTAAAGGCACTCAAGTTACCATAGATGAAGACTGTGAATGTAAATGGATTCCAGTAAACTATAATGGATACATAGGATATGTTTCGACTAAATACCTTTCAAAAGAAAAAATAGAATGTACTACTACATACAATAACAGTACATCTATTAAATATTATACAAATTCAAAGGGAGAACGAGTACAATCTCCAACTTATTATAATTCCGCGCCTCCTGGAGCAACAGCTTTATGTAGAGATGGAACATATAGTTTTAGCAAAAGCCGTAGAGGAACATGTTCACATCATGGTGGAGTTGCAAAATGGCTAAAATAACAAATTAGACACATAAGATTATGATTGACTTTCTAACCATCATACTCCTAATATTCGGAGTACTGCAAATCATCCTCTTCTTCAAGGTATGGGGAATGACGAATGACATCAAAGAGATAAGGAACAAGTACCTTAAAGACGAGGACGAGAAACGAAGACAAAAAGCAGAATACGACCCAACTCCCAAAATCAGCGGTGGGGTTAAAACAACAATATAGCCGGAATTATTTCCCGGCTTTTTCTTTCCCTATTCGCGAGTTGTGCAAATGTTGTGCAACTATCATAAAAAGAAAATGCTAACAAGTTATCAATGAACCTATTAGCATTTTTCCTTGTGATTCCGTTGCGATTCGAACGCAAGACCCACGCCTTAGAAGGGCGTTGCTCTATCCAGCTGAGCTACGGAACCAGCCTTAATTGCGGTGCAAAGGTACGCTTTTTTGCGAATATTGCAAATTTTTGTACCACCTTTTTTCGTTACCTATGTACAAAAGGCTCATTTGCTATATAAAAAGTAATGATTAGTTACCTTTACAAACAAGATACACGGTATTTATATACAGATGTATTAAAACATTTTGCAAATTATCAATGTTACTAATTATAAAAAGTAAAAATATGGAGGAATATTCAAGCAGGGAAAGTAGCATTGACCCGAAAATGAATGAAAGAGTAATAACAACTAAACTTTAAAGTG